TACTGATTATATGAAAATGGGTCGTTTAAGTGTATGGATTCCAGAATTATCAGGTGATCCTCAAGATGATAGTAAATGGTTTACAGTTCGTTACATGTCACCTTTTGCAGGTGCAACGGAAATTGATGGTGGATCAAAAGGCGGTAAAACTGCTGATAAAACCCAACAAAGTTATGGTTGGTGGGGAATTGTTCCTGATCTTAATAATGAAGTTGTCATTACTTTCGCAAATGGTGATTCTGGACGTGGAATTGTTCTTGGATGTTTGTATCAAGAATATATGAATCACATGGTTCCCGGTATCGCTACCGGACCATCATTTCAAAGTACGGCAACAGACCCAAATCCTCCAGTTATGGAATATAATAAATGGGGTGACACAAGCGATACGCAATCTCCTGATCCAACTCGTCCACGTTTTGAACCGCTTCATACCGGATTATATGCTCAAGGATTGTATGGCGATGCAGCAAGAGGACCAAGTACTGCTTCTGCACGAAATGTAAAATCAGATTATAGCCCAGCACCAGTTTATGGTTTTCTTTCACCGAATGGAAATCAATGGTATGTTAGCGAAGAAACAGGAAATGAATATATTCGTATAAGATCACAACATGGTGCTCAAATATTAGTTCATGATACCCTTGGTATGATTTATATCAATTCTAAAAATGGTGATTCATGGGTTGAAATATCGGATGAAGGGATAGATTTGTATACAAGAAATAGTTTTAGTATTCGTGCACAACGTGATATTAATTTAAAATCTGATATGGATATAAATTTTGAAGCTGGAGGAACAGTTAATTTTAGATCAATGTCAGGTCCAATGCGACTTCATGCTAAAGGTGGAAATTTAGAACTTAAATCTGATAAAAATATTAATATTGATGCTGGAGGGCAACTTAACTTACTAGCAAGTAGCGATTTAATGGCTACCGCAGGATCAACATTAAGTGCCAGTGCTGGTGGTGTTATGTTCTTAAGTGGGGCAAACATTCAACAAAACTCTGGTTCTGGTGGAAGTGCAGCGAATGCCATAACACCAGTTGAAAATAGTTTACCTGATACAATATTAACACCACCAAATTATCCAGCAACAACATATAATACGATTGTAAGTCGTATGCCATCACATGAACCTTGGGCACTTCATAATAATGTAACAACTGGTGGTACACAAATGGAAGATGATGCACCAGAAGATGATAATGGGGTTTCTGGTGTTGGACGGGCTGGAACTGCGGATAAAGTATCTGCACCAGAAACAAAAGTTGGTAAAGCATCGGCATTTAAAGGTGATCCAACTGAATTAGGATCAGTGTCAGCAAAATATGAATCTAATGGTAATCCTGGTGCAATTGGTTGGGATAGTACTGGTGGTTATTCATATGGTGCATATCAAATAGCGGCGAATACAGGAACGTTAACAGCATTTCTAAATTATTTACAGAAAGAAGATAATGACGCATGGAAACAATTGGATGCTGCTGGTGGATCAAGTGCGGGAAAAGCTGGAAATGCAGAATTTAAATCGGCATGGAAAGATTTAGCAGCAAATAATCCAAAATTTCCAAGTGATCAACATAATTTTATCAAGGCAACTCATTATGATCCAGCATGTAATCGTATAGATGGTATTGGATTAGATGTTAATAACCGTTCAAAAGCATTACAAGATGTTGTTTGGTCATGTGCAGTACAACATGGTGCTGGTGGTGCAGCAAAGATTTTTTCTAATGCATTAAGTGGGAAATCACCAGCAACGATGTCAGATACTGATATAATTAATGCAGTTTATGATGAACGATCTAAAGTAACTGTTTATTTTAAAAGTTCAACAGCATCAGTACAACAATCTGTGTTAAGTCGTTATAAACATGAAAGACAAGATGCCCTTGCTGAAGTTCCAACGTCTTAATGAAACTTAATGGCGTATTGCTTATCCAATGTGTCATCTTCATTCAAGCTATAAACAACCTTATTGATCTTAAAATATTCAATGGCCTCGTCGCAACCGCAGCAGGGCTTCGACATGCCCCAAATCAAGTTAGTAGCATTAGCATGATCAAACTTAACTCGACAAATATAAAGGGTAGTCTTCATCTTAATAAGTTCTTCTTCAGAATGCCGACGAAGGGCATTATGAATTGCATTAACTTCTGCGTGAAAATATATGCTGTCAGGGTTCTTGGCGAACCGGGCAGCAAACGGATGGGTCTTTTGCTTGTTATGACCAATCGAAATGATTTGGTTTTTATGAACCAGAACCGAAGCGATCTTAGCACCGCCAAATGACGTCAAATCGCTGGCAATATCGGAAGCAAGGTTCATAAAGTATCGATCTTTGTTATAAGCAGGCATTCATATCTCCTTAATTGAGATATAATACCATATTCAAAAAAGTTGTCAATCATTTATTTTGAAGAAATTCATACACGCCGAATTAATATCAATAGAATATCCATTCTTTAATAAATTCGTTCGCAATGTTTCATTTTGAACACTTTCAACCATAATATATGGATATGGATTTATTTGTTCAGCATAAATTATAAAATTTTTGAAATGACCTTTACCAATGTGGGCTTCATCAACTTCAACACTTGCTATATCTAAACAATTTGGTCCAGATGAATGATTTAAACGAATATCATAATCACATGGTAATAAAAAATCTTTATTGTCATCAAAAAATCTATAACTTTTACGAACATAAACATGAAACACTTCGGAATGTAGCCACACATTCCGAAGTGTTTTATTCGTAATAAAATATGATAACTGATTAAACAGCATTATCCACTACGCCCTTTTGGAAGGCAACATTTCTCTTCCATTTATCAAGTTTTTCATCAAGAATTTTCATGGTAAGTTTTTCTAATTCTTTGGGTGTTTTATTTTCTTCACCTGGAAGAGGAGTAAGAAGGCAATCCAAAACAACAATAAGTGTATCGGTTAGTTCCTCACGGAGGTCTTCAGTGGACTTTCCCTTGCCATTGTGAGAACTGGTTATATTCAAATATGCTTCCCATGTTTCACCAAGTTCTTCTACAATTTTACCTAAGCGTCTAGCAAAATTATTAAATGAACGTGTTGGATTAGCTGTTTGAACTTTTTTAAATAATTTACTCATTATTAATTCCTTTCGATATTCATTCATTATCCATAAACGGACCTATCGCATCTAATCAGGTAAGCCCAATTATGCGGTCAAATACTTAATGAGTTCCATGAGAATGATTATCACATGGAAGCGGATTGGAGTCAATATTTAGGTGTTACCTGACTTGATGTGATAGGTCCATCCATAAATACATTATATAGTCAAGTTAAAATATGGTTTTTATAATCGCATAAATACCTAAAAGGAAATTATATGGATAAGATTAAAAAACAATTAAAAGGATTTTCAACTGCTGTTGATAGTAGTACAAATCGTTCATATCAACTTGTTGATTATGAACTAGCTAAACGTGATTTATTAAATGCGTTTCACACAAGAAAAGGTGAACGTCTTATGTATCCTTTATTAGGAACTATTATTTGGGACTATGTTATGGAACCTTTAACAAGTTCAAATAAAGATTTAATATATTACGATGTTATTAATATTGTAAACCAAGATAATCGTTTTTCATTTATTTCATGTACGATATCTGAAATTGATTATGGATTAACAATAACAATGGACCTTTTATATGTTCCAACAGAAAGTGTAGAACAATTTAAAATAGATTTTGAGGATAGAAATACCTCCCGTTCAAGTAATGGTTATTAAAGGAAATTTAGAATGAGTCAAAGCGTAAGACAGAGCGAACTTTTTGGTGGACAAGACTGGCAAGTCTTATATCAAGCATTTAGTCAAATAAATTTTAATGCGTATGATTTTGATACTATAAGATCAGCAATGATTAGTTATATCAGTTATAACTATCCAGAAGAATATAATGATTGGATTGAAAGTTCAGAATTCGTAGCATTAATTGATTTAATATCATATCTTGGAGGATTACTTGCTTTTAGAACTGATATAAATGCCCAAGAAAACTTTCTTGATACCGCACAATCAACTGAATCAATATTAAAACTTGCCCGTATTATTTCATATGTTCCACGTCGTAATTACCCTGCACGTGGATTATTAAAAGTTGTGGCGGTGACATCAAATGATGATGTTATTGATAGTAATGGAACAAATTTAAATTCCGCAAAAATATTATGGAATGATGCTCAAAATTCAGATTGGTTTGAACAATTTACATTAGTTATGAATTCGGCATTCAGTTCAACAAATCCATTCGGAAATCCTGTAAAATCAGGAACAGTTGGTGGCGTACTTACTCAATTATATCGTTTTAATAGCCTTCCAGAAATTGGAAATCTTTTTAGTTTCACATCAACAATTGACAGTTCATCATTATCATTTGAAGTAGTTAATCTTGATTTTACTGATGGTGGAACATACACAGAACAAACTCCAGATCCATTAGCCGCATATAATATTT